CGCAAGAGAATACCAAATGGAGCATTCATTGCCTGCATAACTCTAACCTTTTCAGAATCCACCTTAGTGGGTTCATCTTTCAGCAGAGAAACAAGCAAAGGATAAGCTCTTTTACCTTCTCGTAACTTTCCAAGCATTATATCAATTTCATCGACTATTAATTTACTGGGCTTTCTGTCCACCAGTTCTTTTTTGTCATTATATATATCTTCGAAATGTGGACTTTTAGAACCCATTAAGGGACCTCCTATGCTAGTTTGCATGTCAATAGCGTCTATGAAACGCATACCGGGAATACCCATAATGGACTCTTGCAGTGTTAATTTTCTACATAAACCCCCTTTATCCCTATATGTATCAACAGCCTTAAGTAAAGGAGCTATATAATCATCTTTTGCCCTATATAATAAACTAGGCGAAAACTGTTGAGTCGGATTGGAAAGATGCTCCATATTAGCAGCAAAAGCTTTCCAATTAGGATCTAATTTAGGGGGACCCCATTTATTAGGAACCCCACAATGCTTAGCAATGTGGGGGGAGAGCGGGGAAACAATGACCTTGCTTTTTGTTTTTGCTCTCATTTTTGTGCTGCCAAGCACCTCTATATAAGAATTCTTATCGAGGTCGTGTATGTATTTGGCTTTAGGATGTACAGTGTCAGTTACTTTAATCTGTTTACCCAAACTAGTCTCAGGAATATCACAAGACTGAGCAGAAATTGTGTATTTTTCAGAGAGAGCATTGAATGCTGCGTCGAACTTACTCTTTGTAAGAGTTTGCATGACACCAGTACCCATAACTCCTCCTCCAATATGAAATCCAATTATGCTGGGCGTTTTAGATTTGGCAACAATTGCAGACATACACATTCCTGCCTTGGCGTTATCACTAGTATACTTTCCACCATAAAATGCCTTAGTAGAATGAGCGACTCTACCGGAGGTATGTATATGAATGTCTTCATGTACAAATTTACCTTCACGCGTCATGCCCTGGAATTCAGCTGGTCCCATGCCTATGTTGTGATCGAGTGGCAAATGTTGATCAACTGTGGGTAAATCTGGGCAGTTAGGTACATAAACGGCTATCATGTCCATATCATCCACTTCAACGTAGTTAGTTTTATCTACTTTGAAAGTGAAAAACGTTCCTGGTTTATTCCCATCAGAACGAAGAACTTCAAAAGTGGTCAATTCTGATAAATTTCCAGAACCAACTTTACCTAACTCTAAGATATGGCGCGGTAACAGGGCTACATATTTACGGGGGAAGAAAACGTTACTCCCTCCAGTACTATTGTCACTCTTAATAACTCTAACTCTGAAAGTATTTTTCCTAATTTTGTTACATACATTACCTGGCGTAGAAGTTTTTGTTGCATCCGAAG